GGATCAATTAGGCGGAGATAATTTAACCGGGGCAGCAAGAGCCCTTCACCATTTTGATGATAACGCAGGTATTAAATATGCTGCGATTGGCACCAACAGAATTTTATACGTCTATTCAGGCGGACAATATTACGACATTCACCCTATTGAAAACACGATTACGGGTTGTGATTTTTCTACAACTATAAGTGAAGCTACAGTTACCATAACGTTTCCTTCTCCTCATGGAATGAGTGAAGATGATATTGTATTTTTAGATACGGTTACCGCGCCTCCGGGTTCAGGCTACACCGATGCCGATTTTGAAGATAAAAAATTTATGGCTACGTCCATTCCTACAGCGACAAGTATTATAGTGACGATGGCTTCTAATGCATCAGCAACCACAAGCAATGTAGGAAGTTGTAGAGCTCAAACTTATTATACCGTCGGACCCGCACAAGAACTTGGCGGCTTCGGCTTTGGTACTGGTCAATGGTCAGGAACGGCTTCCGGTCCTGCAACAACAACTTTAGTAACAACTATTGCATCCGATGCTGCAGTCACAACTGTAGTCTTAACCGCTTCAACAGCGTTTCCTTCTACAGGAACCATTAGAATAGGTACCGAGGATATTGGTTTTACCGCAAATGATACAGCCACAGGAACTTTAACTGGTGGTCCAAGAGCGGACAATGGAACAACTTTAGCTGAACACACAGCCGGCGCAACCATTACTAATATTTCAAGTTATGTTGGCTGGGGCGACTCTTCCACGGAAGAAGTAACCTTGGAACCGGGTCTATGGGTTCTAGATAATTATGGTACCACTTTGATTGCTCTTATTTATAATAACAAATGTTTTCAATGGGACTCAACAATTTCTAATCCAACCGCGACACGGGCAACAGTCATTAGTGGAGCACCAACAGCTTCAAGACACGTACTCGTATCTCCTGTAGACCGACACTTACTTTTTTTAGGAACAGAAACTACAATTGGTGATTCAGCTACCCAAGACGATATGTTTATCAGGTGGTCGGATCAGGAAAGTACTAGCGATTATACTCCTTCCGCAACGAACACGGCAGGAACCCAACGGTTAGCGAATGGCTCTAAAATTATGGGAGCGATTCGAGGTCGGGATGCTATTTATATCTGGACTGATACAGCTATCTTTTTGATGCGTTTTGTCGGTCAACCCTTTACCTTTTCTTTTGAACAAGTTGGAACGAACTGCGGACTCATCGGTAAGAATGCCTGTATGGAAGTAGACGGCACTGCTTTCTGGATGTCGGAAAACGGATTCTTTCAATACTCAGGTCAACTTCAATCAATGCCATGTCTTGTTGAAGATTATGTTTTTGATGATCTTAACAGTACTTCCAGAAATCTTATTAATGCAGGCCTCAATAATTTATTTGGAGAAGTGAGTTGGTATTATTGTAGTAGCGACTCTAATGTCGTTGATCGAGTAGTTACTTATAATTATTTAGAATCCGTGATGCTTAGAAAACCGATATGGTACACAGGTTCTTTGCCAAGAACAGCCTGGGAAGACTCTTCCATCTACAATAAACCTCATGGTTGTTATTATGACAATGACGATGATGTTTCATTTGATGTCGTAGGCAATACGGATGGCATTACTATCTACTATGAACATGAAACAGGGACCGATCAAGTAAATGCAGGAGGAGTAGTAACCCCTATCCTCGCTACAGTTACTTCGGGAGATTTTGATATTACTCAAAAACGAAGTGCTCAGGGACAAATGATAGGAGCCCCGGACCTGCGAGGCGATGGAGAATATATTATGAAGATCAGAAGATTTATTCCTGATTTTCTTACTCAGACGGGGGACACTCAAATTACTTTAATGCTCAGAGATTATCCTAATGATACAGCCGCAAGTTCTTCGCTAGGACCCTTTACAATCACCAGCTCCACTGCTAAAGTGGACACGCGCGCAAGAGCACGAGCTATTGCGCTCAAAATAGAAAACACAGCGGTTTCTCAGAACTGGAAACTGGGAACCTTTAGGCTGGACATACAACCAGACGGGAGAAGATAGTGGCCGTAGATAAAAAAATTAATTACGCAATACAAGGAGGAGGTCCTAACTATTTAGGTAAACAAAAAATGGTTAAGGCTCCAAAGAAATGGAAGTCCTCACCAACTCACCCAGAAGCTCACTTAGCTTATATCACAGACAAAGAACAAGATTTATTAATTAAGAAAAATTTATACGGATCCTTAAAAGGAAAACCCAACAAAGGACCCTCAGGTATCGTATCACTACAAGGTGATCTTGGAGGATGGAGCAGTGGCGGCGGAAAAGGTGGAGGCGCCACGGATGCAGGCTCCGGAAAAGGGGGAGGATCTAGCGAAGATTATAAAAAGGCAGATTACTACAAGATGATGACGGGTACCGGCACTACTGCTACTTCAGCAGGTGGAGATACTTATAGATCTAAAAGACTTGCTAAAATGGCAACTCCTGAATGGGGATACACACCCTCGGGACAAAGAAAATACGTTGGATCCCAAGTTAAAGGTAAACAGGGATGGATCAGTAAACTATTGGGTCGAGGCAATGTTCAGGGAGCCAGAAACCTTCAAGCAAAAAAATTCTGGAATCCACAACTACAACAATGGGATATGAGATATGAATCTGAGGACGAAGAGCTTGGCCAAGAGAAACCTGGATTTGGTGGAAGAATTCTTGGAGGACTTGCCGGTTTAGCAACCAGCATTCCATTTGTTGGCCCTATGATCGGAGGAGCAATAGATAGATATAAACCAAAACCAAGAGACATGTCTGAATTTAATAGATTAGGTTTAGGCGGAACCAAACAAGGAACTTTCGACTTTAATCCTAACGCATTAATTAATCAAAAAATTCCTAATGTTCCTATGGAAAGTTTAACTATGGCAAACTGGGGAAACCCTCCAGAAGAAGATCAAAATTTTAATATGGCGCTGCCAATAGGATCAGCTGAAGGCGGAAGGATTGGTTATGCATACGGAGAAGATGTTAATATTGAAGGCCCAGGTTTTGATGAAAATATTCAGATGGCTTCAGGTGTTGATCCCCAGGATGCATTAAATGATATGTCAATGGAAATTTTTGGAAAAGGTCTTCATGAATTAACACCCGACGAATATCAGATACTTATTGACATGGCGAATGAGCAAGCAAGTGCCGGTCAAGGCCAAGGTGAAGGTCTAGCGAGCCTTGTCTAATGGCTAAAAAAATTCCAAAGATTCCAGTACCTAGAGCAAGAACTAAACTAAGTGCGTGGGATAAATTCTATGCAGGGATAGCAGGTCTTTCTCCTTTTACTGGTAGAGCGGCTTTGCATCAAAGTATGTCTACAGCGATGCCATCAGGACAAGCTGCTAACGCTGCTCAAATGGCTCGACTTGCTAAGTATGGTAAATGGGGATCCAGAGCAGCTAGATGGTCAGGACTTATGAATCCTTGGGCTTCTATTCCACTTGCATTAGGATATGGAGCAAAATATGCGGTCGGCAGAGCTTTCGATCCTTATCGAGATGAAACAGGAAGAATAGGAACTGAAGGACATGCACAATTAGCAAGCGCTGCTAGAGCACGAGAAGCATTAATGGCTGCACGAAATGCAGCAAGACAAAATCAGAATGAAGGAGGCATCGCAAGGTTATTATAATGGCAAAAATTGTTCAAGCATTAACAAGAGCGAGTAAAGAATACGATCCTACAATGTTGTCGTCCTTAGTTCGGGATCTCGACGCCGTCATTAATAAACTTAACACTTCTTTTCAACAAGAACTCAGACAAGAGGTGGACGCTCAGTCGTTCTTTATTGAATAATGGCAGTAGTCAACCAGTATAAATTTTTTGGAGTAACCAGTACGGCTGCGGAAACAGTAACCATGCTCAGTCCCCTTATTTCTGAAACGTTTATTATAAAATCCTTGCACGTCACCAATAAGTCGGCTTCGAATACCCCGACGATTACGATTACCAACAATGCTTTTCAAGTCATCAACACTCAAACGTTAGCAACAGCAGCAAGCGTAGAAATTTTAACGAACCCTATGGTCGTGGAAGGCAATACCATATTACAATATACGACGGCTGGAACCGTTACCGATGGGGTAGTCATTACTATTAGTTATCTTAATATTAAAAAAGAGGTTACAGTATAATGGAAGTTAAACCGACGAAGGTGACAACGACTATTAAACATAAGCAAACAGGGGAGATCTATAAGACCGAAGAAGAGTGGAAAGCGAAGGGAATCC